TGGGTGGGGGCCGAAGCCCCCAGTGATTAAAAGTTGTAGTCGTAGTAATAACGTGGCTCATCAGCCAATTTGAAACGACGTCCGTATTTATCTTGAAAGCAGCCTCTCTTGGTACTGTAGCGGATACGCACTGTTTCTGCTTCTTCATCGCTGGTGATGATCCAAGTTTGCTTATCTTGGTTTGTGCAGTGACCCATAAAACCACCAGCGATAATTTCAGGTTTCCAGTTTGGATCTCTATCAACGCTCATTGGGCGAATATCGATTGTTTTTTCTGATACAACGCGAACAACTTCATATGGTTGGACGTCTGAGTATCCGATATAGTTTGCGTATTTCTGTGTCATGTCTTTCTACCTTTCTTAAAGTTTCTTCCCTTACACAATATATATGGGGATGCCCCTTTCATTTTACAAGGGGCAAAAGAAAACTTTTTTTATTTTGTTTGTTTTTAATTACTTAGAAGGGTGGTTCTTCGTCTGGTTTCTCTGGTTTCCAGATGAGATCCACCCCATGCATCGCAAGTATGTATTCGATCAGATTATTCCCCCACATGATAAAACAACAAGTATTCGCCAAGCTGATACTCGTTCTCCTTGGACAAGATTTCTTTCTGAAGGCGCTTGGACAGTGGGTTGCCTTTGGTGCGCTTCTCCTCGCTGTAGAAGTCGCCTACATCAAAGGTGGCCTCTTCCCATGCTGGCTCGTCTGAGCCGTGGCTGTTAGATCCACCCTTCGCATAATCGTAGTCGATGCGGATCTCGAACTCGCATCCGCGATGCTCTAGTGTAAGTGTTTGGCTGTGGCTTCTCATATCTTTCTTCCTTTCTTAGATAGTCATTGCTGCCATTTTAGCGGCTAGTACAAATGGGTTTTCATCTGTGCGCTCAATGTCATACTTGTGGCTCCAGTATGTGTTGTCGCAGTTATCGCGGATACGGAACAAAGGCTCGTCCCAGTCATCGCCGTGTACGATGTAGTCTGTGTATTCTTTGCCTTCGTATTCCCAAGTCTTTGGAACTAGCTTGAAGTTGTATCCGTAAAACTCAAATTCATTGTCTTTGACAACGATTGTCGCTTCATCGCCTGACCAGTTTTCTTTGTTGAATGTGTATGTGCCGTTCATTTTCTTTCTACCTTTCTTAAAGTTTCTTCCCTTACACAATACATATAGGAACCCCAAAAGAATTTACAAGGGCAGAAAGAAAACTTTTTTTATATCCTGCAAAAACAGATAGTTACGCCTTGTATCCGTTTTGTCGAAGCTTCTTCTGGTAGTCGGTCAGCTCCATGTCAGCAGCGAATATTTCTTGGTCAATGCGAGGTCGCGGATTTAAACCGCGCTTTTCATCCTGAAGGTTTCGCACTTGTTGCTTCAGCCACTTGACGTGGGTCGCCTGAAACATCGTTAACTCTTTTTGGTTATGAGTTTTCTTCTCCATTGTTGGGCCTCAGTTTTGGTTTGATTGATTTAGACAGTGATTCAGTTTTATAGCATCTCATTGCTGTATCTTCGTAGTGATCATAGATGACCTCATACAATCCTGATCGAAGCGCCTGTTCACAATGCTTGCCTGTTTCAAACCACACGACGGAACTGTAATTCATCCCTTGTATCGCGTAGCTAATTATTAGTGCCGTCCAGACTTCCATTTTCTTCCTTTCTTGTTTGTTGCCAACGGACATGCTCCGCAAGCTCTGCCACCAGATGTGCGAAGTGTGTAGTTGGGATCTTCGCTATCCGTTGGCCGTTCTCGTAAATGTGTAAGCCGTCATCCCTGACGCTCCAGTGGTATGGCCATTCCATTTTATTTTTCCTTTAAAAAATAACCTTTAGGGTGATGATTTGGATTATTGCAATGCGCAATGCGGTGTCCTTCTTCTAACCCATGTCGATGTGTTTTCTCGCACTTTGGGCAAAAAAATATGAGTTGGCTTTCTTCTTTTCTGCATTCATAAGTCGGTATGTCCATTCTGCTCTCCTCAAATTAACAGCGGTTGCAACGATGGGATATAATCCACATCATAATTCTCATTCTCAGTTTTGGGGTAGTCCAAAACTTTGTAGTTTAGTTTCTGCCTTCTCAGCTTGCGCTCTGCCTTGCTGCCAGTGAAGTAGATGTACCGATGCTTGCGTGGCCGCTCGACATATTCTCTGACCTCGCCTTCCTTCTTAGGCTTCCAGTCTGTTCGACTATGCAAGCCAGTGTCCGTCTTCAGGTTGGTGCGCTTCTCAGACAGGCCAGTGTAGATAAAGTTGGTCGCCTGATAGACATAACCACAGTGGCCGCTATTTTTGTCAGCATAGGACACAACGATGCTAGGCTTGGGCAGCATCTTCAGTGCGCGTGACACAAAGAACGATGCTAGGTTCTTCTCGTTCTTCACCAGAAACAGCCTGTTCAGCTCCAAGACTTCATCCTTGAACTCTTTTCCACAGACCCCAATGCACAGGTTCAGGCTTGGCGGTGTGCTGAATGTGCATACTCCAACCAGATCATTCCCATTGTACAAGCCAAAGGCATACATGATGCTGGGCAGTCGCTTCAGATAATGAGACTGTTCGATCAGGTCGAAGCAAAACTCTTTCTGGATTTTGATCACTCTGAAGTTTTCCAATTTTCTTTCCAATGGCCCCCCAACTCCATGATCTGGCGTGACGCATCTGTCGCACCCTTCCCAATGATCACCTTGTATCCCTCGTTCTCTAGGTATTCGATGATCTTCTTTTGATCGGGGGAAAGTCGCCCAGCTTTGCTGCGCTTCATCTCAACCCAGACATCCCACGCTGGGATAAACAGATCGGGGATGCCAGCAACAACGCCTTCAGCCTTCAGCTTTCGACCAGCTCCCACGGATCTCTTGCCCCCATTCGGAATGGCAAAGATCAAAACCTTGGGATACTTCGCCCGAAACCAATTAACAAAACCAACCTGTTCGTCATGCTCAGATGGTTGCGTTTTTGTAATCAAGTAGGTCGATGACGTTGTCCTCTTCCTCTTCGGGTTCCTCATAATCATACCTCACAATTCTGTCGAACTTCCCATCTGGGGCTACCTGTATGCGTGTGGGCGTGTGCCAAAACTGGCACTCTTCCATCGCCTCGTCTGTTGTGTTGGCCATCGCGCCAAGCTGCACCTTGCGCTGCATATACTTCGTCGTGGCATACCCACCATGCTCTGGACACAGCCACTCTGACACAGTCTTGAAGAACCCATAGCTGTAATCCACGCGGATGCTGTCGGGCTTGCCAGCCTTGCGCCAGCGGCGATAGGTGACATCCGTAACCTTAAACCACTCTGGCATCTGCGCCTGTGTCGAGATCATCGCGCCATCGTAACTTTCGCTTGAGTGGTTCAGCGTGGGTGGTGGGAACTCATGCCCACAGGATGGACACAGCGACACAGCAATCGACAGATACGTCTGGCAGCTTGGGCATTGCTTAACTGGTGCTTCATCGTCACCACTCCCACCTTTCTTCGATGGATTCACCTGATCGATAAATCCGTGGCGCTCGACGTTCTGTCCGTAGTCCAAAACTAGACAGCTTTCCTTGCCTTCGAAAAGACGTGTCCCACGGCCAATGATCTGGACGTAGAGGCCAGTAGATGCTGTCGCCCTAACCAAACCAATCAGATCCACGTTAGGCGCATCAAACCCTGTCGTCAGCACGTTCACGTTAATCAGGCAACGTGTGTCACCATTCTTAAATCTTTCGATCTTTGCTGCGCGATCCTTCTGTTTGTCTTCACCAGTCAACACTTCAGAATAAACCAAATTATCGAAGAACGCATCTTGCAGCATATGCGCATGGTCAACGCCACTGGCAAAAATTAACCAGCTTTTGCGGTCGGCTCCAAGCCTAACAATTTCTTCAACAGTCTTGCGCACCAGTTCAGGATCAGATGCAGCAACAGCCAAATCGCTCTCGACAAACTCACCACCTCGCTTCTTCACATTGGTCAGGTCGATCTGCTGCAAGCCACCCTTACTGATGACAGGCGATAGATACCCCTGATCCATCAGCATCGTAACAGGAATGTCGTAGGCAATGCCATCAAAGATTGCACCCTTACCCTTGTGCAGATACCCAGACCCCAGTCGATAGGGCGTAGCTGTCAGACCAACGATCTTAACGTCTGGGTTGCACTGCTTCAGGTCATCGATGAACCGACCATAGCGTGTGGTCGTGCTAGGTGGCAGCATGTGTGCCTCGTCGATGATCACCAAGTCTGGCGCTGGAACCATGTTGTAAGCTTGTCTGTAGATGCTCTGAATGCCAGCAAATGTAATTGGCTTGGTCAGATCCTTTTGTTTTAAAGACGCACTGAAGAAGCCAACTTCAGCTTCTGGGTACAGCTTCTGTAAACCTGACGCGCCTTGCTCTAGTAGCTCCTTAACGTGCGTTAGAACCAGCACCCTAGTGTTGGGAAAGCTCATGGCATCCTTTATCATCTGCGCAATGATAGCTGTCTTACCAGCCCCAGTCGGCGCGACGATCAGTGGGTTGTCACCCATCTTGTTTGCCCAGTAGCTGTACAATCCATCGATTGCATCTTTCTGGTAATCTCTCAGTTCAAAGGTCATTTTGATTTATGCTCCTTCATTATCTTTTGCAGAAACTCTTCAGTCTGCATTGCTGCCTCAAACTCTGGGCCAAAAGACTGATGCAAAAAATACTCTGCAATGTTCGCAGTGGTCAGCCGACTAATCGACCCCCACTCTTCAAGTAGGTCGCGTGACCCAACGACGTTGAATATGATCCAAGCAGTTTCAGCCTTGGTGATTTCATCAGGCAGTCTGTCGATAAACTGCTCCAAGGCATCTCGAAGCAACTCTTCACGCATTCCCATCTTGCATCCTCATCTTAAATATTTC